CTTCGGTTCCTCGCCATTTCACAAGGAGAAACACAATGGCATTTCCAGTAGCAGGCGGTTACGGAAACTTACCTAATGGTAACTTCTCACCCGTCATTTATTCCAAGAAGGTTCAGAAAGCCTTCCGCAAAAGCTCAGTTATCGAAGATGTGACTAACACCGATTATGCCGGCGAGCTGGCTAACATGGGTGATTCAGTTAAGATCATCAAAGAACCTGAGATCACGATCAACTCATATGCTCGTGGTACAACGTTGGCGACTCAAGATCTAACAGACGCTGACTTCACGATGGTTATCAACCAAGCGAACTACTTCCAATTCGCAATGGACGACATCGAGAGCGCCCACAGTCACGTAAATTTCATGGATTTGGCCACGGATCGTGCCGGATACCGTCTACGTGATGAGTTTGATAAAGAGATCCTAGGCCACATTGCTGGTTGGGATTGGGACGGTTCAGCGTTCTCTCGTCGTACAGCTCTAGAGACTAACTCTACTAAAGCTGATTCAACAGCGGATAACGATGAATTGTTGGGAGCAAACAAGCTAGACATCACTGACTTCGGTGGTTCTGACTTGGGTGTTGATGCTGAAGTAACATCTATTCCAATCGCCGCTGGCGGTGGAGCAGGTGGTATCACTTCACCACTAGCAATCATGAACCGTATTGCTCGTCTAATGGACACAGCAAACGTAGACACAGAAGGTCGTTGGTTGGTTGTTGATCCAGTATTCGCAGAAATCCTAATGGACGAAGATTCGAAACTGATCAATGGCGATTACGGCGGAGGCGATGAACTTCGCAACGGTCGTATGCCAGGCACAATCCGTGGCTTCCGTATCTACAAGTCTAACAACTTGCCATATGCAGGTACAGGCGCAGGTACAGCGGCATCAGGTGGCTCCGAAACAAACTTCGGTGTTCTAGTTGCCGGCCATGACTCAGCGGCTGCAACTGCAGAGCAGATTGCAAAGACTGAATCTTTCCGTTCACCAGATACATTCGCAGATATCGTTCGCGGTATGCAGTTGTACGGCAGGAAGATTCTACGCCCAGAAGCGTTGTTCACAGCGAACTACAACTTGGCGTAAGCCTTTGATTTTGGGGCTGGTTTCGGCTGGCCCCATTACCCCTTTCTCAAGGTTAAACTATGCCCAGCACATATATAGATTTATGTAATCAAACATTACGCCGGCTGAACGAGGTTGAAATCTCACAGTCGGAATTTGCATCTGTGCGAGGCGTACAAGCCCTGACAAAAGATGCTGTGAAAGCAGCGGTTGCAAAGATCAACCAAGCAGAATTTGAATGGCCCTTTAATGCTGCAGAACATACGCAGACATTATCGGTTGGCCAAAGTGAATATACCTGGCCGGACTTCTTCAAGGTATCAGACTGGAACAGTTTCCAACTACAGAAGAATGAATCCCTAGGCGTAGAATATAAAGCAATGGGATATATGGATCGTGATGAATGGTACAACAACCACCGCGATAATGATTACAATGCAGGATCAGCCGGACGCGCTACACCTGAATATGTATTCCCAGGACATGGTAATGGATTTGGTGTAACGCCTTCCCCAGACAAAGCATATCAAATCCGTTTCCGTTATTACTTAAACTATGCAGACTTAACTGCATACAATGATGTAACCAGAATTCCTACATCCTTCGACACGGTGATTGTCGATGGTGCTCTGTATAATCTCTACATGTTCAAAGATAACATTGAAGCGGCTCAGGCCGCCTTTGCTGTTTTTGAGAGAGGCATAAAAGACCTTCAGACATTGTACATCAACAACCATGAGTATGTTCGAGATACCCGTGTGAGGTTCTAATGGCAGATCGCATAGAAAGCTATAAGGTTGTCTGCGCTGGCGGTCTTAACTCAAACGAGAACCATCTAGATCTATCAGAGAATAGCCCCGGTGCAGCTACTCGTCTGGTGAACTATGAACCTTCCTTATTTGGTGGGTATCGTCGTATTGAAGGCTTCGGGCCGTATGATGCAGACTACGGTGAAGTAGATGACGTTAATAATCCAGGATCTGCAGAAGGTAAGGTTCTAGGTATTGCTATCTTCAAGGATGATGTATCCGAGACAACCTTGATCATAGCAGCTCGTAAAGATGTCGGAGCTAACACTTACAGCTTCTATTACCATACACCACTAATCGGCTGGCGCCCATTTACCTTAGACCACTCCGTAACGCGTCCTATGACTGCTAACGGATTAACGGTAACAAAGCTACGCCATGCACAGTTTAACTTCGGCGGCGGTAACAAGATCTGTTTTGTAGACGGTGTTAATCCAGCAATCATATTTGATGGTACACACTGGGAACAGCTAACAAGCAGCGGCACGGGAACAAGCCCTAACGGTGCTGGTCATACCACAGAAACAGGTGGTGGTGATCAATGTATAGATGCCCCAGCGCTTGTAGATGTATTTGAGAACCACTTATTCTTAGCGGGTGATGTAGCTAAAGAAGCTACGATTGCACACTCTGCACCTACGACAACAGCAAACCCAGATGGCTGCTACGATTTTACGAATGCTAACGGCGCTGGGCAGATCTTTGCAGGATTTGATGTCGTACAAATTAAACCATTCCGAGATAACTTATTTGTCTTTGGTGAGAATGGTATCCGTAAGATCATTGCAGATGTTACCAGCGGCTTCCTAATCGATCAGGTTACGGCAAACGTTGGCTGTGTGGCACGCGATAGTGTCTTAGAGATCGGTGGAGATCTTATGTTCCTAGCACCAGATGGCTTCCGCCCGGTTGCTGGTACATCTAGGATCGGTGACGTTGAACTGGAGACTGTATCTAAACCTATCCAGGCTACACTTGTTGATCTGATTAGAAACAGCGATATGAGTACACTGAACGGTGTTGTTATTCGTTCTAAGTCTCAGCTCCGTTATTTTGTAGGTGATGACTCTGTTGGTGTGGGTGATAGTCTAGGCATCATTGGTGGTCTATCAAATGCTACAGGTTCTATCTCATGGGAGTTTGGAGAGCTAATTGGTATCCGAGCCTCATGCTGTACATCTGAATACGTAGATGCTCAGGAGATTGTCTTACATGGCGACTACGATGGTAAAGTCTATAGGCAAGAGCAGGGCATATCATTTAACGGTGCTGATATCGTTGCCATCTACGCTACGCCCTATCTCGACTTTGGTGATACAGATGTACGTAAGGTTATGCGCAAGGTTAATACCTTTGTAAGAGCAGAAGGCCCATTCCAGCTTAACTTAGGTTTGGCATTCGACTGGGGCGACTACAACACCGCAAGGCCATCTACTTATAGCCAACAATCTCAGGGTGGTCCAACCGTCTATGCGGGACGGAATATCACCTATAACGCACCTAACGTTCTTTACGGTGGTAACTCAAAACCAATCATGACTTCAGACATTCAAGGCTCAGGTTTTTCCGTAAGAGCCACTTACGTGACCTTCGGGCAATTCGATCCGTATTCAATCCAGGGCATCGTATTTGAATACTCTACGGCAGGGAGACGATAAACAATGGCAGGTTATACACGCCAATCTATTGCGGATATTATTAACGGTGCCGACATTACGGCTCCACCACTTAATGCTGAGTTCGATCAACTTGCTTCTGCATTTGATAGTGCGACAGGTCACTCACATGATGGTTCATCAGGCAATTCCCCTAAGATTGATCTCACAACATCTGTAACAGGTTATCTGCCAGCCATTCATGGTGGTATTGGTGGTAAGAATAACTTTGCTGCTACAACAAACCCAACGGTCACAGATGACTCAGTAGCTGGCTATGCGCCAGGTTCTATGTGGGAGAATACATCTACAGGCCGTATCTTTATCTGTGTAGGTAACACTTCCGGATCCGCTGTATGGCGTGAGCTTGTACAGGTAGAAACCAATAACGTTATAAAGCCTATTGGTCATGATGAGATTGATCTTGGTACGCCTACTGTACGCTTCCAGGACATCTACCTAAGCGGTAGCGTATCAGCTGCTACAAATATCTCAGCCGGCGGTACATTGAATGTTACTGGCCTATCTACGCTAGCCTCTCTGAATGTTACCGGTGCAACCACATTAGATGGCAATATTACTCTAGGTAATACTACTTTAGACAACATCACGTTTACTGGCCGTGTAGCATCTGATGTTGTTCCTAACGGTGCTTATGATCTTGGTTCACCTACACAGGAATGGACCGATCTATTTATTGATGGCATTGCGCACATTGATACTCTTGATGTCGATGAGAATGCTGGCATTGATGGTAACCTATCCGTAACAGGCAATACTACACTGACAGGTACGCTTGGCGTAACCGGTGATACTACAGTTGCTAATCTAACGGCTACAGGCACATCTGCGATCACTTCTATTGATGTTGCATCGGGTGCTATTGATAGTACGACTATTGGTAATTCTATTGCTGCAGATGGTACGTTTGTTAATCTTACCGCAAGCACAAGTTTAACAGCTGCCACAGCCGATATTAATGGTGGTACGTTGGATGGCGTAACAATCGGCGGCACCTCATCAGCTCCAGCCACAGTTACAGACCTGACTGCTACAGGCACATCAACGCTGTCTACTGTTGATATCAATGCAGGTGCCATTGACGGTACAACTATTGGTGTAACGAGCCACACCACCGGCAAATTCACTACGCTTCAGTCTACTGGCTTGGCTACGCTGAACAGTGTTAACATCGATGGTGGTAATATTGATGGTACGGCTATTGGTTCAACCGCAACATCCTCCGGCGCCTTTACTACATTATCAGCTTCAGGTGGCATCACAGGCGATCTAACTGGTGATGTTCAAGGTGATCTACAAGGTAATGTTACGGGTGATGTTCAAGGTAACCTAACCGGTAACGTAACTGCATCAAGCGGATCTTCTACATTCAACAATGTGACCATCAATGGTACGTTGAATATGGATGCAAACACCACGGCTACGATTACTAACTTGTCTACACCCGTTGCCTCAGGAGATGCCGCCAGTAAGGGCTATGTCGATACGCAAGTTGCTAACCTGGTAGATAGTGCTCCTGGTACATTAGATACCTTAAACGAACTAGCAGCGGCACTAGGCGACGATCCTAATTTCTCCACAACTATTACTAACAGCATTGCGACTAAGCTACCATTAGCCGGTGGTACAATGACTGGCGCAATAGCGATGGGTACGAATAAGATTACCGGATTGGGTGATCCTACGGCTGCCCAGGATGCTGCAACTCAAAACTATGTAACAACTAACTTCCTAAACCTATCAGGCGGCACTATGACTGGTGCTGTTGATATGGGATCTAATAAGGTCACCAGCTCTGCTACACCAAGCACAGGAAACGATCTCACAAATAAGACGTATGTAGATGGTGTACTTGGATCAGCCACAGCGGCATCTGCCTCGGCTGCAGCGGCGGCGACTTCTGAAACGAATGCTGCTACATCAGAAACAAATGCGGCTAACTCTGCTACAGCGGCTGCAAGTTCAGCTACTTCTGCAGCGGCCTCACTTGATAGCTTCGATGATCGTTATCTAGGCGCAAAGGCTACAGCACCGACTGTGGACAATGACGGTGATGCGCTAATCACTGGTGCGCTATACTTCGATACGACTACGAACACCATGAAGGTGTACGGTACATCTGGTTGGGTAAACGCAGGTTCATCAGTCAACGGTACATCAGACCGCCAGACTTATACTGCTATTGCAAACCAAACAGTCTTCGCTGCTACCTATGATGCAGGTTACGTGGATGTCTACCTGAACGGTGTTAAGCTACTAGCAGGAACGGACTTCACAGCCGTAAACGGTACAAGTATCGTATTAGCCTCTGGTGCTGCAGCAAACGACATCGTGGACATTGTGGCTTATGGTACATTCGTCCTAGCCGATCACTACACGAAAACTCAGGCAGATGCTCGTTATGTTGAAGTGGCTGGCGATACCATGACAGGTAATCTGGATGTCCAAGGTACAATCACCAGCGATGGGCTGACTGTGGCTCAAGACGGTGCGACAAACATAACTTTAGGAGAGCAAGGTTCTGGTGATAGTACTACCCTAACTATTGGAAAAGGCTTTGACGCTGAAAGCGCAATTTTCTTTAATGCTGCATCTGGTAACTACGGTGGGCTTGTTATGCCTACCAATGAAGATATTATTATATCTCTTGATGAAGGTAATACTTTAGCGGGCGATAGATCGTTTTTAGTTCAAGGATCGGGTCGCACCAAGACGCACTTGTCTGTTGAGGAAACAGGCGACATCAGTTTCTATGAGGACACAGGCACCACTGCAAAGTTCTTCTGGGATGCGAGTGAAGAAAAACTACTGCTTGGTAGTAATAATGTAAGTTTCTCTGGTAACCTTGGTTTAGATAGTTCTAGCAACTTTGTAATTAATGGGTATCCAAACAACAGCATTAAGATCAATGCAAAACCAAATGCAGTGAATGAAGGTGTTATCCTTCAGTATAACGGCACTGACGGGCTTATACTAAATAATGCAGGTAATGTCGGGATTGGGACGAGTTCGCCTGATAAAAATCTACACATAGAGGCTGAACCTCCTGTGTTTAGAATGACAAACCCACAGGGAACAAGCTCACTTGGCTTGTCTATGGGTAAGATTGAATGGGAGACTAGAGACGCAGGCGGTCCCGGAGTTATTGCTCATATTGATGTTGTAGATAGTAATAATTTTGGCACAACTTTTGATATGGCGTTTGCTACTGGTCAGTCTGGCAGTGCTACAGAACGTATGCGCATCGACAGCTTAGGTAATGTTGGTATTGGGACGAGTTCGCCAAGAACTGAACTAGACATACACGCAGTTTCTGCACCTCGCATCAGCTTTGCAGACACTAATGCCATTCGTAACAACTATATCGGCTTGTCTTCAGATGCGGATGAGCTTGTTATCGCTGCGGACGAAGATGCTGAAGGCGCAAATTCCAATATTCAATTCCGTGTTGACGGCTCAGAAGCCATGCGCATCGACAGCAGCGGTAACTTGCTGGTGGGGACTACTGATACAACACTGTATAACGAAACAAACACCGCAAATGCAGGTTTGATGGCAAAATCTAATGGCCAGCTTCAAATTGCAACAGATGGTACTGAAGCGGCGTACTTCAATAGATTAACTTCAGATGGCAAAATTGTGCAGTTCCGCAAAGACGGCTCCCCTGTGGGGAGTATTGGGACTAATGGTGGTAATCTATTTGTTGCTTCTGTTGACACAGGACTGCAATACAATGGCGTTGCAGATCAGATTAGACCTTGTAACGGAAGCGGGGCAGCACGAGATGCGGCTATTGATTTAGGAGATGGCACAAGACGCTTCAAAGACCTCTACCTGTCTGGCGGTGTATACCTTGGTGGCACTGGGTCGGCTAATAAGCTGGATGACTATGAGGAGGGGACTTGGACGCCTACTTTGAGGTTTAATCAAAATGCAAGCGGGATAACTTACAATTACAACGATGGACAGTACACCAAAATAGGCAACATGGTTTACGTCACTGCTATTATATCTTTGACCAGTAAGGGTAGTAATACAG